TCCAATTCTTCAGGCACGAATGGCGCATCAGCCTCCTGCAGGATCTCCACCCTTACTATGTGGTTATCCCGGGATAAAAACTCATCGTAATGTCTCAGATACTTAGCCATTGTTTCTCGAATCCATTCTGTTAACTCTATTAAGCACACCCTTCAGGTTGCGACCTTCTATTACAAATTCAACTTTTCCAAATTCAGATGATGGCGGCGCTATCAACTCCCGAAGCTTATCGAGAGGTGCAACCACCTCCGGATTGCTCGATGCGCCGGCATATTCTCCGAATAAACCCAGCGTAGGGCCATAAACAAGACCACCTTGGGCGAACTTCGGCAGGGAAGCTATTGCTCCAACAATAGAGGCTATTGCCGCTACTGCCATTACGGGACCCACATAAGGTATTGAGGCTACCGATGCAGCTCCTTCAGCAGCAGCCACCGAGGTGTTAGCTGCGAACAAGGTCGAGAGTGCCGGCAGCGCCTGTGCGACTGCCTGCAGTATGTTTGCACCCCACTCCAGCCAGCCGGCAGCACCTTCGCCAACGATGCCTTTTAAGCTACTCATTGTAGAACCCAGGGCATTGAGTGCAGTGACTGCGTCTTCAGCAGACATAATTGTGTCTTCAAAAGTGAGATCTTCAATATTAATCTCCGGAAGTTTTGGGAGTTTTTCTATTATCGGTTTAGGCTGATTTAAGGCTGTAACAGACTTAGGTAACACTCCTTCTCGTGTGTTTTTTAAGTGTCTTAGCTCCCTATACCTCACAATGAGCTCTTGAACCTCGGCATTTTCAAGGCCATAGGTGCTAATGAGTGAAGCTAAGCCACTACGTCTCGCATTAAGAACTATGTTTTCTTTGTCGCGTTCGTCATCTAAGGCCTTGTTGACCTTAATAGCATCTTGTACGGATTTTTTGTAATTTGCAATATTAGCAGCCTCTTTTTCTCTGTTTCTTGCCGCATCCTCTTGAGCTTTCTTTCTTCTTTCCTCATCGGCTTTCTGTTGAGCAACGAATTTGGGGTCGGGATGTGGCTCAATTTCAGCGGTTGTGCCTTGAGCGAGATAATCTTCCTCAGCATCAATCTTCTTTTGTACAGCAATAATTTCAGAATCAATAACACCTAATTCTTCTTTGAACTGCTTTATTTTTTTATCAGTCAAAGCTAATTGATTGCGGAACTTCCGAAACCCAAAACCCATTTCCATGCGATGCTCCTTTCCAAGCATTGGGTTAAAATCATTAACATGCTTATCCTGATCAGCGGCAATAAGAGCCCTCTTTTTAAGCAAGTCATCTTTCTCCTGTTCTTTTTCATGTTTGGCATTCACAAGCGATCTTAGTTCAGCCTCATGTCCCATCATCCTTGCATATGCAGCCGATTTGGCTGTTAGAACATCGTACCATTCAGAGGCAGTTTGATAGGTGCCAAATATATTGCCGTATGTGGTGTTGAGATGCTCTATCATATCGGCAGTATCCTTTTTGCTCTTTATCAACTCTTCCAATTTGATCAGTTCGAGCGAGAGCTCTGTCCTGATATCAATAGATGCCCGCTTGTATTCTTCTTGTGCCTCAGTTACAGCATCTACGCCATCTGCAGCATCCTTGCCTTTATTAGCAAGTTTTACAAAGAGAGAAACGAGTATCGGGATGGCAATTAAAATGCCTCCAATTGCCATCTTAAGACTAATGGTGGCAGCCTTGAGTGCATTAGTGCCGGCAGCTGCCTGATAACCCACTTTGGCAAGCATTTTTTGTGCTGCAGCCTCTATTTTGGCATTAGCCGCAACAATGCCTTGCATTTTGGCAAGTTCCTTTTTAGCAATAACAAGTTGTGACACACCTGTTATGCCCTGACCAAATTTAGCAAGTGATTTAAGATAGGGAGAGAGAAAATTAAGGGCTTGCCCCACACTATCTTTTACCTGATTAAAGGCGTTTGAAATATCCAAAATGTTTCCGGCATCAGACTGCCTCATCGATTCGTTGACGCCGGCAACAGACTCATCTACCACCTGACAGAGAATATGCGCACGCTCCATCTCATCTCCGTATAGCAGAATGTGCTGTTGTGCCTCGCTGAATGCATAACCATTACGGCTCAACGCCGTAACCTGACCGTTCATTACTTTACCCAACATCATAGCTATCTGTGCAGCACTTTCGGCACTTGCCCCCATGCCAAGCTGCTGGGCAATCATATTGTTCATTGTCGGCAAAATAGCCTCGAGGCTGTCCGACATTGTCAGATATGTGGCCAATTCCTGTGCAGCAGCCAGTTGAGCCTCTTCGCTAACAACACCTTTACGCTCCTGCTCCTTAATGAGTCGCCTAACAGAATCAATCTCATCTTCTGTGGCATCCATCGTGTTGCGCATTATCCGCTTCAGCTTTGACAACTCCTCACTTTGTGCCCTGTAACCTGATGTCAGCGAATCTATTGCAGATTCCAGTCCGGAGAACATTGACCCTAAGCTTTCCACCACCTGCATTGCCGCAGCAGTGTTAACCAGGTTTCCGTTCAGCTCATTGGTCCTTTGATTAATTTTACGGATGGCTTCTGCGACCTCTCCGGCATCAGCTGTCACAACTTTGAAGGAATCAGAACCCTCTATCTTTATTTTAAACGATATCGTTTGAGACATTTGAAAATTAATTATATATTTGTAGTGCTATGCGTGAGTTTCTATCAAATATCGTTGAACTTATTGTTGCTGCAGGGCCGTTTCTTACGGCATTTGTAATGTTTCTTGCTTATTTTTCCATTCGTTGGCTGATAGGCTACATCAAATGGTGGAAAGAACACCCTAATGGAGTCTAACCTCTTTTCTCAACTTCTTTCATTCGTTCATAGCTGCTTGTGCCCTTTGGTACGGAAGTATCCTCATCATCCCAGGAGAACCTACATATATCGGTAGGCTTCAGGCTCTTTTTGCTGTATGGCGCAAGCACATTGAGCGATATCATTCTTCCTATTTCCCATTCGCGCCGTATGGCATCTTTCGTACGATTGAACCATTCGTCATATATACCTTTGAACTCAAAAGGGGTGCATCGGCAAAAATCATCTAAACTCATCCCGACACACCCCAATGCTATTGACATGAGCGACTCTATCGACTGCTCTTCGGCTCCTTTTTTTTTGAGTCTTCCGGGTTCTCTCGCGCCATCAGCTTTGTCATCTCCTTCACCTCATCCTCTGTCAGAATGTCTTCAAACATTGTTAGGCTGTAGGGCCACTCCACACCATCAGCATTGCAAGCAGAGGCAATACAGCAGTAGAACAACGCTATTAAGCCCTCCAAATCCTCATCAGTGATAGTGGAAGCATCCCTGCCGGTAAGGCGCTTGAAGCGCAGCAGTGCTCCCATTGTTACTCGAAATGGGTACTCCTTTCCTTGAATTTTTACCTGTTTAATCATAGCGCATCAATTAACCTTGGGGAGTGCCGGCAAGCAAATCGAGTCTGGTCTCATCGATAGTTACTGCTCCATCATTCTCCAGAGTTATATCATAGGTACCATCCTCAGCTGCCGGGTTTGTCTCCTCGAGGGTCGAAACAATGAAATTACCAGTCAAATAAGGAGTAGCGTCATTCTGACGTTCAAAAAGTTTTACGGCTACGGGAGCGCCATTTTTCCAAGCAGCCAGTGCTGCCTTGAATCCGCTCTCGGTCTCATTATAAAACTTGAGACCACTTGCTTTCACCTGAACCGAAAGACCGGTAACGCGCTTTGTTTTGAAAAGCGATGCATTACCTGCTTCAACGCTTGCTGCCGGTTTTACCGCAACGTCCTTTGTTTCGGTATTGTAAGTAGCCGAGTGGGTAGTACAATGTCCGACCGCTTTGCCGGCAAATGACATCAATAAGTCACTTCCATTTACATATCCTTGCATAATTTAAATTTTTAATTGTTTGTTTACTGTTTAAATACAAATTGAACATCATTTGAACCTCTTTATACTGAGCCATCTTATCAATTTAAACCCTGATATTCCAAGTAGCGCAGTG